TAACAGTTAGCGTAACATTAGAAAGTAATACAAGTGATACAGAGACAAATGAAAACATAAGTTTATTACACAATGTACCGGTACCTGCAGGAAGCTCTTTAGAAGTTCTTGCTGGTAACAAAGTTGTTATACAAGGTACTGATGTAATGAAGGTAGACTGTTCTGTAGCAGCTAAGATAGATGCAGCTCTAAGCATAATGGAGATAACACCATAATGGCACTTATAGGAAATCAAGCAGCAACAACCTATCAGAATATACCAGACGTACAGAGGTTCAATGGAGATAATAGTGATACTACATTTACTCTTAACCGAACCGTATCTAATGTACAAGACATATTGGTATCGGTAGATGGAGTTGTTCAAGACACAACAGCGTATAGTATACCTGACGGAACTACGTTAACTTTTACAGCAGCTCCTTCTACAGGTACAGCAAATATATTTGTAAACTATTTAGGATTATCAGAAGGAAGTATAACTCCTCCTGACGCTAACAAAGGTAACTTTAGACTTGGTGGAATGTTTAGGATTAACGCTCAGACTGTAGACGTTAATACAACTATCAATGCTAATGAAAACGCTAATGTTACAGGACCCATAACAATAGGTAGTGGTATTACACTTACCGTAGCATCGGGAGGCCACCTGGCAGTGATATGAGCAACTTACTAGTACAAAATATAAAGCATACAAACGGCACTACAGCTCAAACTATTGATAGTAGTGGACGTATTCTAACTTCTGCAAGACCCTTTTTTCATGTTTATGTAGATAATGGTGGTAGCAATCCCGGTATGAATACATTAAACATTGTTCCTTTTGATGGAGTTCTGAGCAATGTTGGTGGGCATTTTAATACTTCTAGCTCTGGTAGTGATAACTACAGTTTTACAGCACCAGTGGCAGGGGTTTATCAGTTTAATTGGAACTTATCTGTTTACAACGTAACTGCTGGAAACTACATTAGACAAAGAGTTTTTAAAAATGGTGGTAGTCTTCACTTCTTTGAATATAATGATAGTCAAACTACTGGAGATCAAAACTATAGTGCTAGTTTTGCTCTTTTACTTGCAGCTAATGACTACATTCAGTTTTTTGCACAAGCACAGAATGCTTTTAATTTGTCAGCTGGTACTAGTTGGAATAATTGCATGGGGTATTTAGTAGGATAAAAATATGAAAAAAGAAGATATAGTATTTAGAGCAAGAAGAAACACATTATTAAAAAATTGTGATTGGACACAATTACCTAACGCACCATTGACAGACGCTAAGAAAAAAGAGTGGGAAACATATAGACAAGCATTACGAGATTTACCAAAAACTGCTACTCCAAAGCTAGACGATATAGGAGCGTTTGACCCATCCTCAGTAAACTTCCCGGAGGAACCATCATGAGCACATTAAGAGTAGACAACTTACGAGGACAGACGGCAGATGGTACGAATAGGTATGTGGTGCAAATTAAACAGGGAACATATGCTACACAAACTAATTCTACTTCTTCTGGTACAGTAGCAACAGGATTGAAAGTCAGTATTACACCAACAAGTGCAAATAACAAAATACTTGTAAGTTATAGTATGGCTATCAGAAATGAAAATACTGCTGGAAATTATATTGTGTTTTACTTGTATAGAGGTTCATCTGATATTGGTTTGATGAACTTTTATTCTGCAACAAATAACGCTTATGGCTCAATGGCAACAGGAGAGTTATTAGATTCACCCTCCTCAACAAGTTCTTTGTTATATGAAGTTCATGCACATCCAAGAGGTTATTCAGCACAATGGTGTAGTGCAAGTTGTCTTGCTACAATAACAGCAATGGAGATAGCCCAATGAGTACACTATCAGTAGATACAATACAAGGTAAGACAACAGCATCAAATGTAGCAATGCCTAGTGGTTTTGTTGTTCAATCAAAACTTCATCAATTTAATACAGAAACTTCAGTAAGTTCAGAAACATTCACTGATGTAGGGGGTTCTTCTTTTACCTTTACTCCAAGATTTGCGACAAGTAAGTTGCACTTGAGATTTGATGTATCTGCCAATGCTCAAAGGTCTTCTTCAGCAGGAACTGGACTGTCATTGAAACTGTTGATGGATGGCTCAGATGTTACTGGCGCTGCAACACAAGGTTATAATTTTTATATAAGAGTAAATTCTGGTGATTTAACAGATTTGTATCTTCCTTATTCTTTTGAAACAGAGATGTCTGCAACGAACACAAACGCAAAAACAATTAAATTACAAACAAGAGTCTTTGCAAGTGGAAGCAGTGCAATTGCAAGGATAAATCAAGGAAACTATTATTACAGCACTATTAAAGTACAGGAGATCGCACAATGACAACAATAGCAAGCGCCTTAACAGACTTAGGCATTAAAGAGTGGGTTCTTAGAGGAGAACCTACAAACGAAACAGAATTTAAAGAAATGTTTCGTAAGGTTACTGGAGCAGATAAAAATGGTTCAGCTATCGAAAGCGCAGACCCAAATGATTGGGGTACTACTTGGAAAGCAGTATCAGATAAAAAGGCAGCACTTATAGCAGCTGCTCCAATGGCAGAGCTTCGTAGGCAACGGAACGCTAAGTTAGCTGAGACAGACTATTTAGCTCTGTCAGACGTAACTTTATCTGCGGATATGAAAACTTACAGACAAGCATTACGTGACTTGCCTGCTCATGCAAACGGCAAAGACGCAGCTTTCGATAGTGATGGTACAACATTGAAGAATGTGACTTGGCCTACCAAACCGTAGGAGGATTAAATGGCTTTAACTAAAGTTAGGGGAAGTGGTATTGACGCTGATGGTCAAGAGATAATTCTTGATGCTGATGGTGATACCACTATTACGGCTGATACTGATGACCAGATTGATATTAAAATTGCAGGAACTGACGTTGGAACTTTTACACAAGATAGTGGAAAATTTACCATAAACTCTACTGGTTCTAACTTATCTTTTGCAGTGGGTGGCACTGTAGAATTAAACACAGATAGTACACAGTTTTATCCGGGGACAGATAACTCACATAACTTAGGAATTTCAAGTCTTAGATGGAATAACCTCTACTTATCAGGTGGTGTATTTATAGGTGGAACTGGCCCTGGCAACAAACTTGAAGATTATGAAGAGGGAACTAGGTCATCAAGTTCTGTGAATGGAATAACAGCATCAACTAACACAGTAACTGGACACTACACTAAAGTAGGCAGACAAATAGTTGAACATATTAAAGTAGTTATTTCTGGAAAAAGTGGAGGAAGTGGTAATCCTTGGATATCTTTAAGTTTTACGCCAAGTGCAACTGTAGGAACTTCTGTTAAGCAAGGTGGTTCTATAGGAATGAATACTGTTATTACCAGTTCTACTTTTCTTAATACTGGTTATATGGGAACATATGGAGGTAATCCCTCAGTTTACGCAAACGACTATCAACAAAGTTATTATGCTTCTGGAAGCTGGGGCAATGGAACTTTAGTTTTCACAGTAATATATGAAGCAGATTAGGAGCAGATAAATGGCGATAACAAAAGAAACGGTACAAGATAAAATAGAAATTGTAGGTGAATTCAAACACATACAAGTGCGAACAGCAACAGTAATAAAAGAAGATGGTGTAGAAATATCACGCTCTTTTACTCGTCACGTTGTTTCACCAGACAGCGACAGTTCAAATGAAAGTGCAGACGTAAAAGCAATGGTAGCACAGTTTCATACAGATGAAATTAAAAAAGCATATGCTGATCATATGGCAAAGGCAGGATTATAATGCCATATATAGGGAAAGCACCTAACCAAGGAGTTAGGAATAGGTTTGTTTACCAAGCAACAGCTGGCCAGACAAGCTTTAGTGGATCAGATGCAAACTCTCTTACGTTAGCTTATGCTGATGGAGAGTACGTAGATGTATACCAAAACGGAGTATTACTTAAACCTGTAACAGACTATCAAGCTACTTCAGGTACTACAGTTATATTAACTACAGGAGCGTCACTTAATGACGTTGTAGAGATTATAGCGTATGATGCTTTTACAGTAGCTAACAGTTATACTAAAGCAGAAGCAGATGATAGGTATCCGTTCTTAGGTAACAACTCAATGATTAGAACAAACGGTAATAGTATTACTGCAGATATAACAATACCTTCTGGTAGCAATGGAGTATCAGCAGGACCTATTACTCTTAATAACGCGACTGTTACAGTCAATGGCGTATGGACGGTGGTATAATGACAAGTAGATTATTAGTAGATAAGATTGAGGGAAAGACTACATCTGGAACTATTCAGATGCCTTCAGGTACAGTTATTCAAGCAAGATATAACTCTTCTACAACTAGAGTAGCATCAACGTCAAGTAGTGCAGACGTAACTTTAATGACTTGTGACGCTTTTACACCAAAGTTTTCCAATTCTAAAATAATAATCACCTGTAGTTTGTATTTTGGATATTATAATCCAAATGGAGGACTTCAAATTGTAAGAGCTATTTCAGGTGGATCAACAACCTATGGAATAGGGGATACTGGAGAAACGTACAGTGGTGGTAATGGTTTTTTCTTAGCAGACGAATTTGTACTTCATACGACTTCAACCAATGATACTTATGCAATGGTTCACTTTGGAGGAACAGTTGAAGATACAGACTTTAACACAACAAGTCCAATTACATACAGTCTTAGAGCAACCAGTTGTGATGAAGTTAATTTTAATAGACCAAAAACAAACTCCTCTAATGGTCATGGAAGAAGTTCAATAACACTCATGGAGATAGCACAATAATGGCAAGTGAATTACATGTAGACGCGATCAAGCACTCCGGTGGTACGAGTGCCTTGACGATAGATAGTAGTGGTAGTGTTAATATTCCTGGGTCTGTTATTCAAGTAGTTACAAGTGAAACAACTACTCAAATTTCAGGAACAGCTTCAGCCAGTGAAGTAGCTCTAGGTTTTACTGGAACTATTACTCCCAAGTTTGCTTCTAGTAAAATATATGTAACAGTTGATTTACAGAGTGCTGTCACTGGAGTAATGTCAAATTATGCAGTAGGATTTAAAGTAAGAAGAGGTACATCTGCTTCTGACCCACTTATTTTAGAATCAAGATTTGGTCACTATGCTAATCAAACAAATGTT